CTCACTTCTTCTCAAGCTCGGTGACGCGCTGCTCCAGGGAGGTGAGCCGCTGCTCGGTGGTGGGCTGCGGCTTCGGCGCCGGCCCCGGGAGCGGGGCGGGGAGAGTGATCGGCTTCGACCACGAGGCCGGATGCGTCAGCCGCTCGGCGACGTCCTTGCGGAGCTGGGCCATGGTGAAGGTGAACTTGCCGCGGGTGCCGTAGCCCTCGACCGGTCCGGCCGGGTCGATCTTCCCCTCGACGCTGGTCTCCAGGTGGCCAGCGACCGAGCCCGCGCCCCAGCCGTGGTGCCTGCAGATCGCTGCGTTCCAGCGGACCCAGGTGTCGTACTGCGCCCTCGTGTACGCGTCGCGGCCGTTGCCGAGGTTCTCCGTCTCGATGCCGTACAGCTGGTCGTTGCCGTCGACAGTGCTCGACTTGTCCTGCTTGGGCAGCGGCTTCTCTGCGGTGATCGCCGCCATGACGTTCGCGGCGGCCAGCCCCGCGTGGTTGGCACGGTGGCAGGAGACCAGGACGGCGATACCCGACTTGGGCAGGAACGCGTGGCAGAGCGGCGGCGGGAGGCTCGGCGCCCCGCCGGTGGTCACCGCCTTCAGCGAGTCGGATCCGGCCGTGTGGTGGTTGAGGACGCCGTGGACGGGGCCGAACGGCTTGCCGGTGGCAGCGTCGCGCCCGCTGGTCTCCCAGCCGTGGAACTCGGTGAAGCGGACGCCCTCCGCCTTCAAGGCCGCGCGCCACTCGGCCGCGGTCATCGGGTTGGCCATGCGGATCTCCAGACATGAGAAACGCCCCGGCCGTCGGCTCGGGGCGGCAGGGGCGGGACGGGTCAGGTTGCGGGCTGATATCGGCGGACGGTGAGCTGCCCGTAGGCCTGGTCGACGGTGATGGACTGGCCGTCGGCGGCGGTGGACATGGCGTCGCCGCGGAGGACGACCGTCATCCGGTGCCCGGCTGGCCAGCCCGCGGGGACCTGGTAGATGGTGTCGGTGACCAGCGGCATATGGTGCCGATCACGGGTGACGTTGTCGCCACAGTCGGAGCTGATCTGCGTCCAGGGGCCGCTGCTGCCAAGGCCGCTGTCCGTGTCGTACATCCACAGGTGATAACCCACACCGACCGTGTATGGCGGCGCGGTGTCATTGGTGACTCTCGCCCGGGCGGTGACGTCGAGTACGTCGCCCGCAGCGACCGGGACTGTGACCCGCAGCAGCGTGCGGTAGCCCAGGCCGGGGCCCAGGCCGATCGGCAGGGTCTTGGCTGGGACCTCGTCGGTTGCGTGCAGGCCGAGGAGGACCGGGGTGAGTGCTGATGTGATCACCAATGCTCCTTACGCGGCGGCTTCGTAGGTGATGGACCCGCGCAGGATGTGTCCGGCGGCCAGCGTCGCGGGGGTGGTCGGCGTCATGTTCGACCCGGTCGCCGGGGTGGCCGACGTCGGAAATGTCGCGTTCACCACGGACTGCCCGCTGCCGAGGGTCAGCTGCCCGATGTAGGTGGACCCGGCGGTGGCGCGGGCGCCGCCGATGGTGTCCACGCCAGCCGCGGCCGCGGCCGCCGGAAGGCTGAAGGAGTAGGTGCCCGACCCGTAGGTGGTGGTGCTGCCGGCGGTGAGGGTGAACCCGGCGATCGTCGTCCGGCCGATCTTCATGTACCGGCCGAGGAGCGTTCCGTTGTTCAGGACCGGGTTGGTGGTGGCCGCGGTCCACGCCGGGGTGTACGACGTCCACGCTCCGAAGAAGGTGTTGAACTGGTCCCTCACCTCTTGGTTCAGGAGCGCGGCGGTGACGACCTCGCCGACCACCCAGGTGCGCGGAGCGAACGTCATCGGGTCGCCTCCTCGATCACGGGCGAGAGCGAGAACCGCGGAGTGCCGGCCAGTAGCCCGGCGGCAGCCGCGGCCTCGGCGACCATGCCGTCCAGGACCGGATCCTCAGATGGCGGTGGCGGCCGGTCCCAGCTCGGGTCGTCGGGGTGCCACCAGTTCCGGTCGTGTGGCAGCTGGTCCGTGACGGACGCCTCCACCGTGGCGACGTCCTCGGGGAAGACAAGCTTGATCCAGCCGAGCCCGCACTCGGTGCAGGCGATCCGCGGGTCGGACGGCGTCACCACCTGTGCCGACCCGCAGGGACAATCGGCCACCCACCGGTTGTGGTTGATTCGGGCGTAGGCCTGCTGGCCGAGGATGTAGCCGTCGGGCGGGACCAGGCGCCGCTGCTGACGGTGCTCGGCCCACCGGAACACCCGCTGCGCCGGCGGAACCTGTGACCAGTCCTCGGGGTGGCGGGCGGGTGGCGGCAGATAGAAGGCTTCCGCCCGGATGACGGGGATGGCCACGACGGCCCCCTTTCAGTAGGCGAGGCGGGTCGTGGACCCGAGGACGGAATAGGTCGCGTCGTCGAGAACCCACACGCTGTCGGTGGCCGACGCCGAGGTGTGGAACTGGATGACGTGCGACTTCTCTTTGAGCGTCTCGGTGTAGCCCTCGATGGTGGCGCGGACGCTAGACGCGGGGGCCTGCGACGGCATGCTGGTGACGGTGAAGTACGAGCTGATGTCGGCGTCGAGGATGTCCAGGTAGGTGGACATCGTGTACGCCTCGATGACCACCTCGCGCATCTCCGGCAAGGGGTTGGCGTAGCGGGACACCAGCCAGTACGCCGCGTCCAGCACCGAGTTGTCGGACGTCTTGATGACGTCGAGCTGCCGCGGGTACTCGCCGAACGCCAGGACGCTGGCAGGCGCAGTGACCTTCTGCGTGGCACCGCCGGGTCTGCTCGCCTCGACCGAGTTGACCAACTTCTGGTCGTCGTCCGCGTAGTTGCTGCCCGGCTCCAGGTCGGCATAGTTGATCGTGAAGACCTCGGTGCTCGGGTCGGGGTTGTAGCGCAGGTCGCGGGACTGGTACGCCAGGCCGTAGTAGTCCCGCTCGGCGTACAACTTGCCCGACTCGGTGGACTCGACCTCCCGCATGCGCGCCACGACGCCGGTGCCCCCCGGTCCTTGCGAGGCGATCGCGTCGTGCGTGGTGCCCAGGATCGTCACCGACGGGATGCCTGCGTACAGGGCCAGCCTCGCCATCCGGACGTCGGCGTCCTCGCCGGAGAACCCGGTCGTGGCCGCCTGGTAGTGGGACGGGGAGATCGTCGCCCCGATGCTGCCGTTGACCGAGGTGACGGCCACGTGCGCGATCTGTCCGGTGAAGAGGCGGGCGCCGCGGTATCCGCCGATGTGCATGGAGCGCAGGCCGACCATGTCGACGATGCTGCTGGTGAAGGAGCTCGCGACGCCGTCCACGTACAGCTGCTTGGTGGGGTAGCCGTCGTGGACGATGTGGTGCCAGTTCCCATCGGTGACGCTGGCGCCGCCCGAGGTGTAGACGGTGAGCGTGCCGCCCGAGTCGGTGTGCTCGATGGTCGGGACGCCGCTGGCGCTCAGGGCGTAGACGATCTGGTGGTCGAGGCCCGACTCGAACATCCCGAGGATCGCCCTGGACGGCGTGGTCGTCTTGATCCAGAACTCGACGGTCTGCCAGTACGTCGTCGAGTCGGCAGCGAACTGCGCGCCCAGGTCGCCCGTCAAGTACTTGCCTGCGGAGCCGGACGCGGGTGTGAACGTGACGCTGGTGTCGCCCGTGTCCGCGAGCCCGTCCGTGCCGAACTCCAGCGTTCCGCCGGCACCGACCTGGGTGACGGCGAGCGAGCCGCAGCCGCCGCCGGAGATGTCGCCCGCCGCCAGGGATCCGGACGGCTCGGTGAGCGGGTAGTAGGCGGACACGAAGTCGGTGACGCCCGGCACGTTCTGGGTGAGGATCTCCTGGGCCAGCATGGACTTGAGAACGGGCAGCCGGTTGAGCCGCTTGAACAGATCGGTACACGAGATCGTGACGCTGGAGGCGAGGCCCTCCCACTCGATCGGGAATTCGTTGACCATGCCGTAGAAGCGCGGCCTGACCTCGGCGCCGACGAGGGCCCACTCGATGTAGCCGGACGTGCCGCCGGTGCGGGTGGTGGGGAAATCCACGGCATGGGTCTGGGAGGTGACCCAGGCGGGGGTGGCCAGGGTGCGGCGGGTCGTCCAATCCCAGCCGTCGCCAGACGTCTCCCAGTACACGGTCCCGCCGGACTCCCGTACCCGTAGCCACGCGTGGTCGATCGCGCTGTACGTCAGGTTCACCGCGGCCCCGTCGGCGAACGCGGTCTGCGACTGGGCACTGATCACGCCGGTGCCCGCGTCGTACCGCCAGCCGATACGCGTCCCGGCCGTGGTCGAGGTGACCCACATCGAGGCGGCACAGTTCGACGAGCCGTTGAGCGCGGGCACCGCGACCAGCTTCGCCGTCAGCTTGCTGCCCACCAGGTTCCAGCTGCGGGCGCTGGTGAAATTCGTGTCCACGCCCGGCGCCATTGGGATGCGCAGGCGCCTCTCGCTGGTCTCGGTGGCGGGGCCGGTATTCGTCGGCCACAGTGTCGAGTTGACGCGCTGGTCGTCGAAGGCGTCACCGAGCATGGCCATCGGGTACGGCGCCGACCCGGACTGCGTCGGCATCACTGCGACGCTGACCCGGATCGGCGCGTTGCGCCGCACGTAGGGGTAGTACGGGCTGGAGCTGTTGCCGGGGGTGAAACGCCCGTCCTGGTTTTCCAGGGTCAGGGTCGCCGTGCCGGGCTGGGTTTCCGACAGTTCGTCTGCCGCACCCCGGGTGATGACGACACCTCTGATGTCGTCGGCGTAGGGGCTGATGTCCGTCCAGGTGATGGTGGACGGCAGCTGCACCAGGCCACCCCAGCCCACCTCTACGAGCAGAGCCATCCGCTCACCCCCCGACACTCAGTCGCACGGACGCGCCCTGCGCGCGGCCGAACTGGACAAGGACTCGCTGGATTTCGCGGCCGACGGCGACCGGGTCCATGGCCTGTTCGATGTGGACGTTGACGACCATGCCGCCGCTTCCGGCGCCCGCCACGGCAGGGCGGCCGAGGACGGGCCTAGTTCCGGCGACCCGGCCGGCCACCACACCGAGTGCCCGGTCGACGTGCGGGACTGCGTCGACCAGGCCGCGTGCCAGCCCCTGCGTGGTGTAGCGGCCGAGCTGCGCCATCACGGTGCTGGGGCTCTTGATTCCGAGCGCCTTCTTGATCGCCTTCTGCATGCCCTTGGCGATCTTCAGCATGAGGTTCTCGATGTCCTTCTGCTGGCCCTCCAGCCCCTTGAGGAAGCCGCGCCCGGCGTTCTTCCCGCTGTCGTACATCCGGTCGGCGCCGACCTGCCCGAGCGACTTCGTGCTCTTGTTGATCTGGGTTTCCAGCGAGTTGATCGAGGAGAAGGTCGCCTTGTCCGCGCCGACCAGAGCGCTCGCGTAGGCGTAGCCCTGCTCGGGCCCCATGTTGAGGATCTGGTGCAACAGGGACTTGTTGAGGCCCTTCTTCGCGAGCATGTCGATGTACTTCGTGAACTGCTTGACCTGCGCCAACTTGCTGGCGAGGCCGCCCTTGATGCCGCCCGCCGTGACGCTGTCGGCATCCATGCCGAGATTGGACAGGCCCGCTCCCTCGCGCGCGTTCTTCGTGACGTCGCTCGCGAAGGCCTTCGCCTCAGCAAGTTTCTTGACCAGGGCGTCGCGCTTCGTCGCCGCGGTCAGGAGCTTCGCCGTCTGCTTGTCGATCATCTTCAGGAGGCTGGACTCCTTCTTGCCGGAGAAGGCCGTCCTGACATCGGCCGCGAGATCCTTCGACACTGACTTGATCTTGTCGCGGGAGTCGGTCAGACCGTTGATGAACCCCTTGCCCACATCCTTGGCCAGGGCCTTCGTCCTCTTCGACGGAGAGGCGATCTCCAGCTCGGCCTTGATACCGGTAACGACAGCCGCCGCCATGGCGCGCGCGGCCGAGTCGACCCCGGAGGTTGCTCCGGCCATACCGGACATGAGGCCCTGCGCCACAGCCGCACCCGCGCCGGGCATGCCGCGGCCGCTGCCGAGGCGGTCGGCGTTGATGGCCTCGACCAGACTGCGGTACTTGGCCGTGCTCTTGGCGTTGATCATGTACTCGCCGTTGGACGCCATGATCGGGATGCTGTCCGAAGTACCGGTTCCCGGGCCGCTGATCGGGCCGCCCCCCGGGAAGCCGACCGGGCCGCCACTCGCGTAGTTGCCGCCCTCGTGGAAGACCGTGCCCGCGTTCGACGTCTTCGTCTGCATGACGATGTAGGTGACGGCGGTCTTCCCGTCGATCTCGTTCAGACGCCGCTGGGCTCGCGACACCTCGTACAGCAGGTTGGAGATGTCACCCTTGACAGCCGCCTTCTTCGAGGCCGGCACAGAGGCGAGCTTCTTCTTCGCCGCGGTGACCTTCGCTTCAAGGTCGTCGACGTTCCCCTTCAACCTGGCGGTCTTGTCCGGGGTCCGAAGGATCTGGTCGGCGAGGGCCTTGGCCTCGCTCTTGGTCAGACCCATCGCCCTGGCCGACTCGATGAGCTTCTCGCGGCCCCGGGCGTAGACCCGGTTGGCGGCCTCCCACGATCCGGTGGACTGCCGGGTCTGCGCCGCGGCCTCGTCTGTCTTCGCGGCCAGGTCGTTCAGCGCGGTCGCGGCCGCCTGCGCCTTCGGCGAGTTGAGGTCCAGCTCGCCATTGATCATGTGCAGGGCGCCGTGGTTTTCCTTCGCAGCCTTGGCTGCGGCGTCGATGCTCGCCTCGAAACCGATCATCCCGCCGATGCCGGCGCGTTGCGCGTCGTTGAGCGCCTGGATCGACTGCCGCAACCCGTCGGCGCTCAGCTTCTGCGCGGCGAGAGCTTCCTGCGCCTTCTGCGCCTGCTTCCCGAACAGTCCCTGCGCCTCGGCCGCCAGGTCCTGCTCGAACGCCGCGTCGGCCAGCGCCGACTTGTAGCTGCTCATCTGGCTCGTGAACTCGCCTGCGGAGCGCCCGTTCTTGGCGTACTCAGCCCCGAGCCGCTTCAGCGCGACCGCCGCCAGGTCAGCCTTGCCACCGCGGGCAAGACTGGTCAGGCTCTTGTCGATCGCGTCGAGCCGCTCCTTGGCCTCGTTGTGGGGCGTGGAATCCGAGATCCCCAACGAGCCGATCTTCACCATCCACTGCTGAGCCTTGTCAGCAGTGCTCGGGTCGGTGATGTTGCGGACGCTGTCGTACAGCCCCGACAGATC